GTGATGCTTCGCGAAGATTTCGCGCCACAAGTATTGCGCCACATATTCGTATGAAACCGTCGCGCCTGGCGCGGTCATCAGCAAGCCTCGCTTAGCCCATAGATCGTAGGGAACGCGATCGGCCTGAGCCTTCGCCGCCAAACCTTCCGAGGGCAGCCAGAAAACCGGCTTGGCGCTCCATATCCCGGTCATGAGATCGCGCCCGATCAGAACCAGCGCAGTAAGATCGCTGACGCTCGACAGATCGAGCCCGCCGTACACTTCGCGCCCTTCGAGATCGGCCGGCGCGCCGCTGCATGCGTTCCATTGCGCCGCGGCGAGGAATGGCTCTTCTGCCTCGACACGCTGATTAAGGACGAGGTTACGGAACGCTGCTTCGCGAGCCGGCATGCGTTTGGCGTCGCTCGCCATGCTCATAACTTCCCGCGTGTTCATGAACACGTCATAGGCCGGATTGGCCAGCCGGATGGTTTGCTCGTCGAACGGGTCCGCGTCATCCGGCGCAGTATTGAGGCGCAAGACAGTCGCCGGATCATGACCGGCGAGCGCGTCGTCAATCAGGATCGACAAGAGGTCTTGATCATCGGGCGCTTGGGTTGAAATGACGATGGTCAGCGGATCCGCCTGCGCCGCGGTGGCCGTCTCCAAGGCCTCGTAGAGCGCGCTGCGTGGGCCGCGCTCCTGGCCAAGCTCGTCGAACACGGTGAGCGCTGGCGAAAGCCCGTAGGCCGTCGACGCCTCGGCGGAAAGCGCCTTGTAGGACGTGCCAAGCTGGGGGCAGAGCAATTCCTTCGCCGTATCCCGGATTTGAATCACCGGCTGGAGCTTCGGCGACAAGCGCACGATCTTGGCCGCCAAGCTGAACAGCACCGCCGCCTGATCTCGCGATTGCGCGGCGCTGTACATCTGCGAATTGATCCGATGCTCAGGGCCGCACAGATGCAGGAGCAGGATGAAGGCGCACTCGGATGTCTTGGCGTTCTTCCGGCCTCGGCTGATGATCGCCCGGCGGGTGCCGTGGGGGTTGTCGTAGATCGCCCGGAAATCATCTTGCATGAACTCGGCCATCACGAGCGGCTGGCCGACGAACCGCCCTTCCGGCAGATGGAGGTGCTCTTCGCACCAGGCGATGTTCAGCCCTGCCCGCGTCAATGGCTTTTAACCTCGCCCTGCCAGTATTCCCATGGCGGCGGACCGCTCGGCTCAACCGTGCCAGGCAGGCGGCGGTGGCGGCTGGGGGCCCGCGCCATCGCGCCGAGGCGTAAAGCCCTCGCCAACCGCGTCAAGATGCCCGCAACGCGCCCGTGGGCGGTCCTGAGGCGATCCTTGGCCTTCTCCTCCTCGGCCTGGTCGTCGACGACCCTGGGCGCTCCTGGGCGGACCATTGCATCCAATTCCTGGGCAATGTCGCGCTCCTGGACCATGGCGGCCGAGTAACGACCAGGAGCGGCGTGTCCTCGTCGGCGAAGTGCCCGGGCCTGACGCTCCGGACGGTGGCGACGAAGGCCGCCCGCTCGGCTGCGGAAAGCCCCGGCGGCGGCTCAAGACGGCGGCCGCGGGGTTCGAGTGTCGCGATCGCGGCAGCGGATTTGCGCGGCATGGCTATGACAGCTCCTGGTCAGGCCAAGTTAAGCCTGGTTGCACGCGATCGCCAGACGCCGGCCGGGGAGCGACCCGGTTCGACCGCAGATGAGCCTAGTTAGCGAAGGAAAGGAGACCCGCGCCGTCGTGGCTTGCGACTTCATTTTTTGACTAAGCCCCCCGCCGCCTAACAGGAGTAGCGCGTCGTACCAAGCAGGATCGCGGGTCGTAGGAGGGTCGGACGGGCCGCCTATCCCCCCGGATCGGCTGGCCCCCAAAGGCATCCGATTGGCCGCCGGCAGCAAACACCAGTTCCGTAATTGATGCCAAATTGGCTCCCCGGGCGGATGGACCGCTTCCGAACAGTACGATGAGGGAGCATGACGATGTACGGATTTGTGGCCATAATTTGCGGTGGATTCGTTTTCGGTTGCCTCTACGACGCCGCCTTCACTCAGGAAGAACAATGGCAGATTTCCAAGTATATTGGCGCAGCGTTCCTGCTCGGCGTTGGGTGGCTTCTTGCGGTTCTGTTCGGGGGCTTCGGCGTACTGATTGACTGCGCCATGGCAGCCGTCGTGATCTTGTGCAACTGGAACACCATCAAGGCGAACTATCACTCGCCGGACGCCGTCAAGGCGCGGGCCGCCTGGGCGCAGCGCTACACAACAGCGGGCAGATGGGACGCGACGGCTCGCGATCTTGGCCAGCGAGTAAGCGCCTTCAAAGCGAGCCGCGCCGTCGTCGACGAGTGGGTCCGTCAGCCAGAGCCAGTCCTCCAGCCGGAGCCGAAGCCGGAGCCGCGCCAAGCGCCGTACGACCGGGAGCCTGTGGTGTACGAAGGCGCGCCGTCGCCGAAGGCTGGACAGATTGATCCGTGGGCGATCTGGTCCGTCGTGGGATTCATGGCGCTTGTGTTCATCGGTCTGGTGATCGCGACTTGGCCGTCGTCGGATGCGTCGGCGAGTGCCTGGCGGCCCGCTCACGTGGCGCACGTGCATGGACGCCACCACCATCACTGAACGCGGTCACGCGGACATCCAAAGGCCGGGCGATGATCCCGGCCTTTTTTCGTTGGCCTCTCTAAACATCCGGATGGCCTGCAATCGCAGGTAAACAGTGCGCCAACAGTGCAAGGTCTTTTCACGGAAAGAGCGGATGGCCGCTCCCGAGAAAGGATGACGACAATGACCTATTTTGCAAATGCCCGCGAGATGAAGACCAATGCGGCGAAGCTTCTCGGCGGACCGATTGCTTTCGCAGCCGCCTACGCTGCCGTGCATGCCTGGATGGCTCCCCCATCCTTGCACGACCAGCTAGTCACTTCCATCACTCAGGCCAAGCAGGCTCTGCCGATGAAGCTGGACGACATCACCACCCTGACCGACGAGCAGGTCGATGGACTGAAGGTGACATACGTCTACCAGCTTGACGTGCCGCAGGTCGATGCCGAGGGAGCCGCCGCGCTTCGCGAAGCGTGACCAAGAAGGTCTGCGGCTCGTCTATGAAGACCGACATGCTGCGCGGCGTTTCCTACGCTTACGAGTATCGGAATGCTGGCCAGCTTTTGAGCCAGTTCACCGTCGCCTCGTGCGCTTGAAGATCGAAACTAGCGGCGTTCCGCTGGTCGCTGCGTGAGGCGCAGCCTGACGAGATCAGCAACCTTAAACTTGGAGATACGACGATGGGAAGGGTGCTTTTGGTGGCCGCCCTGCTGGCCACCACCGCCGGGCTTGCCTTCACCGCCCCCCAATCGGCGCACGCGTCAACCTACCTACAATGCAACGACGGCTTCCACCAGCTGCGCGGCAAGGCCGGCTCCAATCCGCCGGTCAGCGCCACGGTGGCGCGCCAGGACGACGGCAAGTGGTCGGTCGTCTATGTGCTGAGGAACGGCCAGACCGTCATGCGCGAGAACCAGTACGACATTGCCGACAAAGGCAACGGAGTCAGCTGGACGGGCTGGCGCGACGGCAAGCAGATGCGCGCGTCGATCGAGCATTATAACGGGCGCTTGATCTATGCCGAGGCGGTGTACAGCGGCGGCGAGAAGCTGGTGGGCAGCAATTATATCGACTGCGGGCCTGCCCCCGCTGAGGAGCCGGACTTCGTACCGTCTGATCCAACTTACGCCACGGGTCAGCCGGTCTACGCTGAACCGGCTCCCACCATGCCAGCGCCTCAGCCCGCCTACGTTCCGCCCGCTCCCACCATGCCAGCGCGCCCCGTCACGGTCGGGCTGCACGACATCCCCGGCATCATGGACGGGCTCTATGTCAACGTCTCGATGGGCGACGGCAGCGCCACCTATCACATGACCCTCGACACCGGCTGTTCGAACATGAACATCTCGACCGCGCTCGCCGATTGGATGATAGCCAACGGCCACGCGACTGTGATCCGGCCCGTTACCAGCCATCTGGCCGATGGCAGCGAGCACGTCGGCCGACTGTTGAGCATCGACCGCGTAAGCCTCGATGGCTTCACGGTGACGAACGTTGAGGCGACTGACGGCGCGCCCGATCAGAGCGAGGGCGACATGCTGCTCGGCCTGGGCGTGCTGAAGAAGTTCGGGAAGTTCTCGATCGACACCGTTGCTCACCAGCTGGTGCTCGGATGAGCCAAGCAGAACAACGCCGCAAGACCGGCCGCCCTCGCCTCGAGGACATCGGCAAGACCAACGAAGCCAAGAAACCTTGGCTCAAGCTCGGCATGTCGCGCCGAACTTGGTACTACCGCCAAGCCGAGAAGCGTAAAGGCCGGGAATGATCCCGGCCTTTGTCGTTTACGCGCCTACGCCTGGCCCGGCCCCGGCGCGCGCCCAGCAGCGTTGAACGGGTGATTTTTATCGAGCGGCAAGCCGTCGGCGCCGATGTCCGATCGATAGCCTCGCTTGTCGATCGCCCACGCGCCCTAATGACATTGCTGGCAAAGCGAGCGCAGCGGGCCGAGCACGAACTTGTTGTAGTCGCCGCCATGCCTCGGGTGATGATCGGCGACGGTCGCCGGCGTGAGGCGGTTGCGCTCGAGGCAAAGAGCACACAACGGCTCAAGCTTGAGCTGATGCTTGGCGCGTCGTCGCCAACGCTGAAGCGAGTACCAGGACCTCCATGGAAGGGTCTGCGCGGGAGCGAGATTGCGTGCGGTCATGGGCGAGGCCTTCGCACGCTTCGCCTTTCACTTGCCGGAGCGCGCGCGTCCATGCGCTGCAGCTGATGCGAGATCTGCCGCAAGCCTTCGTTGCGAACCGCCGCCTGAAGCTGACGCGGCGGCGAAGGGAGGGAATTGAGCCTGCGGGACGCCAAAAGCGGGAATAAATGGCGGGAATTTCGCCTGTCGTCTGCGGCGAGGCTAATGTTTCTGCGGGTTTGCGAGGACAG